ATGACAAAAACTTATGCAAAACCTGAGCTGCTCTCTCCTGCCGGCTCATTAAAAAATATGCGTTACGCCTTTGCTTATGGTGCTGATGCCGTTTATGCGGGGCAACCTCGTTACAGTTTACGTGTTCGCAACAACGAATTTAACCACGCTAATCTCAAAATCGGTATTGATGAAGCTCACGCCTTAGGCAAAAAATTCTATGTTGTCGTCAACATCGCACCGCATAACTCAAAATTAAAAACATTTATTAAAGATTTAACCCCAGTGATTGAAATGCAACCGGATGCATTAATTATGTCCGATCCCGGTTTGATTATGATGGTTCGTGAGCATTTTCCGCAGATGCCGATCCATCTTTCGGTTCAAGCTAATGCCGTCAACTGGGCAAGTGTAAAATTTTGGCATCAGATGGGATTAACGCGCGTTATCCTTTCGCGTGAACTTTCTCTTGATGAAATTGCTGAAATTCGCAAACAAGTGCCGGACATTGAAATCGAAGTTTTTGTACACGGTGCACTTTGTATGGCTTATTCCGGTCGCTGTTTGCTTTCCGGATATATCAATAAAAGAGATCCGAATCAAGGCACTTGCACCAATGCTTGCCGTTGGGAATACCAAGTAAAAGAGGGGCAAGAAGATGAAATCGGTAATATTGTCGATCCGAATAATGTGATTCCGGTGAAAAATGTTGCACCAACATTAGGTGAAGGCGCAACAACCGATAAAGTTTTTCTATTGACTGAAAGCAAACGCCCAGACGAACAGATGCAAGCATTTGAAGACGAACACGGCACTTATATTATGAATTCCAAAGATTTACGCGCGGTGCAACACGTTGAAACATTGACACAAATGGGCGTGCACTCTTTAAAAATCGAGGGAAGAACAAAATCATTCTATTATTGCGCCAGAACCGCTCAGGTTTATCGTAAAGCAATTGACGATGCTGCCGCCGGAAAACCGTTTGATGAAAGTCTGATGACCACATTGGAATCATTGGCTCACCGCGGCTACACTGAAGGTTTCTTACGTCGCCATACTCACGATGAATATCAAAATTATGACTACGGCTACTCTGTTTCCAACCAGCAACAGTTTGTTGGTGAATTTACCGGTGTTCGTAAAAATGGAATGGCAGAAATTGCTGTGAAAAATAAATTTCTACTGGGAGATGAAGTGGAAATGATGACACCAAAAGGAAACATTGTTTTTACTATTAATCAGATGTTTAACCGCAAAGGTGAAGCGGTGGAAGCTGCTTTAGGCGATGGGCATTTTGTATTTGTTCCTGTACCGGAAGATATCTGCTTAGATTACGCGCTATTAATGCGAAATTTGACTGACACAGATACAAGAAACCCTCACGGCGAGAAGAAAAGTTAAAAACGTTAAAAAAATATTAAAAATGTTATTGCAATATGAAATTTAACGCTATATAATCTTGCCCGTACCCTAAAATATGACTCCAAATGTTTGCCCCTTTATTTTTCCCGAATAAAGGGGATTTTTTTATCTTCAGCATTTCTACTTTTAAATCATATAAATACATAAAATCAATACCATTTCTTGTAATATAATTACTGTATATTTATACAGTATCGAATGCTATGATATCGCCTGTTTAATGATCCAAAATGATCACTAAAGAAATGAATTGCACACGATTTACACACGAATTCATTTTAAAATGTTACAAGATTTAACAAATTTAACAGCAGAAAATGGCAACTATATCCAAGTTAAAAAAAGGCTGCCGAGTCCAGATTCGGCGCAGAAATATCACTCGATCTGCTAATTTCAGAACTAAGGCAGAAGCTCAAGCGTGGGCGCTAAAAATTGAATCAGATATAGCACTTGGCGTGTATGATGCTGCACAAAAAGATATAACATTTGACGATTTGATAGATAAATGAAGTGTCTATCCAAAAAAAGACATATCGCGCCGAAAGGCTGCGATTACTCAAAATCGCAAAAATTAATGGTATTGGGAAAATACAATTATCAGATCTCACCGAAGAACACTTTATAAAATGGCGAGATACAAGATTAACACAGATAAAGTCATCATCTGTCGCTAGAGAATTTGCAACGTTATCTAATTTGTGAAAAGTCGCAACAAATCAATGGAAATTACTTAAAGTCAACCCTATAAGAATATCAAACGCCCCAAACCTCTGCTATCAAGGACAAGGCGTTTTTAAGAATCTGAAATCAAATCTTTAGTATCCGCCGCAGATTACAACAGTGACAACCTACTATACTCACGAGATGAAATAACTGCCGCAGCAATGTTATTCGCAATAGAAACTGGAATGCGGATGGAGAAATCTGCAATGCAAAATGGCAAGATCTCAAAATGGATAAACGGCTATTGCACCTACCACAAACTAAAAACGGACACCCTAGAGATATTCCATTGTCATCAGTGGCAATGGAAATTATTCAACAAATGGAAAAAATAAAAACTGATGATACTGATCTCATTTTCCAACTAAAGCCAGCACAACTAGATGCCAATTTCCGCAAGTTAAAAGCAAAAGCAGCATTAGATAATGCAAACTTACATTTCCACGACACTCGCCGCGAGGCGTTAACTCGTTTAGCGAAAAAAGTCGATGTAATGACGCTTGCAAAAATATCAGGGCATAGAGATATTAAAATTTTACTTAATACCTACTACGCCCCGAATATGGTTGATGTGGTTAAATTGCTGGATTAGTGCGACTCCACATAAAAAAGCCACATTATCCTGTGGCTTTTGGAACTTATTTTGTTTTCGCTTTTTGGTAAGCTAAACGTGAAGCAAGCATTGCTTGACGTTTTAATTCTTTTGCACTCGGTTTTGTTTCTGCCATAAAACATCACTCCTTATAGTTGGGGGTTTTTATAATAAAGCAATCTGCATTATCACCTAGTTGCCCTACTGGTTTAAAGTCTATCATAAGTGGATATCGATTGTCGCACATTTTTTGATACATTCTGCTTAACGAAGGGCGTTCTGCAATAAAAAAATAACATTCAGGCTGATAGATTAAGTAATGTTTATATAATAACATTTCAAGCTGTTCTTTTAATTGCTGAATATCTTTCTTTTTAAAATTATGATTAATTGGTGGTGCATATAAATCTACATTAGGATCACTGCTTTCATAATAGGCTTTTACACCAAATTTTACACTGTATGTGTTATGCCCTTTTAGCAAATCTTCAATTTTCTTATCTAATACAAATAGAGTCGAAATAATGTTACTATCAGCCGAAAAGTCGATAATATAATCAATTTGTGACACAGTAAATTGGGCAAATTGATGTGGAATTGAATTATATTCAGATTCAGTAAACATCAAAAAATACACTCCTTTTGTGGGAATCAGGTTTTACTAAAAACGCTGTTATCGGAGCGGACACTGCTTTTGGAAAGTAAGTGCGGCTATCCTAACCCGACAACATAAAACTGTCAAACCCTCCTCGCCTTTTTCCGCTCTGCATATCGCACCACATCGCCTGCAATCCAGCGTAAACTTGAACTTCTCTTGCGAATATCTCGTTGTGACGGAATTTCTACCGGACGAGGAAAAAGCGGATCAACAATCACTGCACCCCGAATATGTCGCTCGCTTAACTTAAAATAAGCCGCAATATCCGCTACTGCCCAAAGCTCTTTACTATCTTCTGTTAGCGTTTCTTTTTGCTGCAGTAATAATGCTTCTACCGCCTGCAATTTCTCGAATAACGCTTGATTAGATACCTGTTCCATTAATAGCTTTTCCTTCACTTCTACCATCTCACACCTCAAAACCTACTCTGCAAAATCCGCAATTCATTCATTTCGCAAGATAACACCTCCGTTTTACTGATTCTGATGCGCCGATGTTTTGCCAAATAAACAAACTGATCATCAGTTAAACGAATTTTCTTGCTCAATAACCAATCACGTTTGCGACTGATCAACGCCGACAAACGTTCTTCATCACTTACATCGTCTATTTTTTCACCCGAACATACCTCCTCTTGATAATTGTTTAAATTTTGCTCCGTACAGTTATTGACAGAACTCTTAATGTTTTGATTCATACACACCACCTTTCGTTATGCTAAAATTAACTGCACCAACACAAACGCGATAAAACAAAATAACGCTGCGAGGTACGCAATGCTTACACGATTTTTACGATTTCTCATATTTATCCTTAACTGGTCGATTTTTGCTGTAATTGTTTGGTTGAATATCATCTTATTAAGCGACAATCCTTCATTTACCTTGTTCAATTACACCTTTAACCAACGCCAGCTTTATTTTTTTAATACATTACTTTTTGCGCTTTTTACTTATAAAGAACGACATTGCATTAAAAATGAAATTAAACGCTTCGTTCATTGGGTTAAAACGCTTTAATTCCTTTTTCAACTATCTTCCCTTTATAAACTTGCCTTAATCGTGTCCCAATCAACATCCAGTCGCAGATCCCTTGCGGTAACCTTGCCGTTGGTTGCTTGGATAATTCTTGGGATATATTTCACGTCCATTTTTCCACCGTTACTCCACTGGTTCACTGTTGGCTGACTTACCATACATTTTTTGGCAAGTGCTGTTTGTCCTCCAACAAAATTAATTGCTTTTAGTATTGCAGTGCTCATTCATCCCTCCATAAGTTTTAACTATATAATATAGCTTAAGCTATAAATAAATTATGGTCAAATGAATTTTTGTTTTTATAGTTTTAGTTATAAAATTTGGATAAAGGAGAAAGATATGTGCACATTAGCTGATAGATTAAATGCCTTGTTAAATCAATTTGATATATCTCAGTCTGACTTTGCTAAAGCAGTTGGAATATCTCAACCATCAATGAATAAAATTCTTAATGGCTCAACAAAAAATCCAAAAAATATTATAGAAATGGCTAATTTTCTTAATGTAGATCCTGTTTGGCTAAAGACCGGTGAGGGTAATCAAGAGATAATTAAACAATCTCCTCTTTCTGATACCATCCAAATCGTAGAACGTAGCGCACCCTCCACCGCAAACACCGTTAGAGTAGAAATTCTCGACCTTGAAGCCAGTGCCGGCAATGGCACATTTTTAACCCGAGCAGAACAAGGCTTATTAGCACAAGAATTTGATTTAGCCTTTTTCCGTCAGCAATTTGGCAGAACAGACGGCAAAAATTTAAAAATCCTTGCAGTGAGCGGCGACAGTATGGAGCCAACGTTGACCAGCGGCGATTTGCTTTATGTGGATGTCGCAGAAAATTATTTTTCGGTAGACGGCGTGTATGTGTTCACTTTTGACGAGCAAACCTTTGTGAAACGACTGCAAAAAGTGGGCAAAAAGATGATTGTAATCTCTGATAATCGTGCCTATAAAGAGTGGGAGCTTCACGCTAACGATGCTGTCTATATTCACGGTCGCGTCGTTTTTAGTTTACCAATGAAAATGAAGAAATGGTGATTATTTTTAAACAGGCGTGCACAATGAAAAAACGACTACTTCTCATCACCGCATTACTATTCACCCAATCTGCAGTCGCAAAACAAGAATATAGTTGCGATGACGGCAAACGCTACTGTAAAGAAATGCGTACTTGTGAAGAGGCTAAATACCATTTAGAACAGTGCGGCTTATCTCGCCTTGATAGAGATAAAGACGGCGTGCCGTGTGAGAGTATTTGTCGTTAATGAAATTAGACGAAAAGGACAGGATCTTGAGTAATACATGGCATTTATTTTGTGATGAGTCAGGCATAAGTGGGAAACCTTTTTATGCCTTTGGTGCGCTATGGATCAAAGAAAATAATTTATCCCTTTTTGAGCGTGAAATAACTGAACTACGTCAAAAACATTGCTGTGGCGATGAAATTAAATGGCAGGCAGCAAAATCTAAACGTTATGCTGAATTCTATCGTGATTTAATCCATTTCTTTTTTAAATCTAATTATCTATTTTTTAACTGTATCGTGGTTGAGTTAGCGGTTGTAAATAAAAAGTTTAACATTTGGTCATTTTATGATCCAACAAAAGGAGCAAGAAAGGTTAAAACTAGGGAAACAAGATTAAAATATCCATTACTAGAAAAATAAATGCAGACCTTTCAGCCTGCACGGTGAGCGTCCTCAAGGATTTATATGCTATTCACAACACCTCAATTCCCCCACTAGGCGGAATCACACAAAGTAGCCGCCTCTATTATTCTTTGTGCTTTATGCAAAATAAATTGCATTTTTACTAATGATACATTATCAAAGATCACTAGTGCAATCTTTTTTTATCACTGATGTTGTGCGTAAATACACAAAAAAAGTTTATGATACTTTTAATAATTGATTTCATAATAGCACTTATTTATTTTAAGTGGGATGTTATGAAAAAATTTTTGATTTCTGATGTAGTAGAAAAAATTGAATACTATCATTACTTATCATTGACTTATCAGCAACTGCGCAATTTTTTATTAATTGTCATAACCCTACTAAACATCTCTTATTCTTTCCCTGGACAGATATTTTCCTTATATTCTTTTGTTCTTTTTAGTTTACTAAGTATTGTTGTTTTTTTCTGTTATTTAGAAAAAAGAACTGAAAAGAAGCTAACTATCTTGATGGAATTCCTTAAAAAGAGTAGTAATTAATCTACTTTAGAGCAAAAATCAATGATCAAAACTGGTTTTTAATATTCAAAACTAGGTTTTGATCATTCGGTTTTAGGGTTTAACTCAAACTCCACATTACTTGTATAGCCGCTACCGTTTAAATTATGTGTAACTTGAGTAACAATCCATTTACTACTATCAATTTGTCCTTTGAAGCCAGCTAAAACCGCTGGCATTTCCGGAATCAATTCTGGTCTGCCGTAAGCTAGCGTTAGCGAAAAACTGGCAACACCTCGCTTCATTTTATCAAACGCTGCCTTAGCGCTATTGATCGCACGCTTTTCTGAATCATAAGTATGGCGTAGCGTTTTCATTTGATTAGCATCGCTTTCAACTGGCTGATGCTGAACTAATACTTTTTGTTTGTTCTTACTGACTTTCCCCGTTTTAGTGATAATGTTTTTGTGTTGAATTTCGGAGTGCTTATCAATAATCACTTCGCCTTTTTCCCCTGTATTTGTATTGTAATAATAAGCACGCACCGCACTATAATTATCTCCCTCCGCAATATTAAAACGATAACTATCGCCCGATTGTTTTGTAATCAAGATTGACGGCAACGGCTTACCGTTAGCGGTTTTCATTTCGCCTGCATAGAAAAACATTAAATAACCATTTTTTACCGTGGCAATGGCATCATATTCTTTTGCAAGGCGCGTGAGTAAATTAATCGTACTTTCATTTTGCTGATCTAAGTGTTCGATAGTTTGCCCGCCAAGTTCCTTATCGCAAAGCGGTTTTAGCTTGTTCTCCGTGGCAAGTTGTGCCACTAAATCTTTAATTTTTATTTTATGGAATGAACGCTCTTGCTTTGTTGTTAGTGAGCCGAATAGATCTGCAGATCTAGCTCGCAAAACAAGCGTATCAGGCGGGCCACTAAATTCAATTTCATCGACCTTGTAGCTACCTTTATCTACTAAACCTATATCTTTAAAACCAATCGCTAAATTAATTGTCGCACCACGGCTGGGTAATACCAGCTCACTATCGTGATCGCTTAATGTAATATCAAGCTGATCCGCCTCAAAGCCGCGATTATCGGTAGGCGTGAGCGAGATTAAACGCTCGATGACAATGTGCGTAATATCTTTTTGCGTTTTGTCGTCTTTTGATGTAACAACAACCTTAAAAATAGGTTTGCGGTGATTACTATTAAAAAGATCACTGATAATATCAATCATAAGTAATCCATCACTTTTTGCACGAGCTTAACAGACAGCGGATCATCTGTACGCTTTAATGTCATACTAAAATCAATTAATCGTGGTACGCCGTCCCCGAATAATTCTGTCCGTTCTTCACTAATTTTTTCAATCACAAAATAACCAATTAATTCAAATGTCGCGCCATCAATTAACGGATAAGCATCGCCCAAATCTGCCATAAGTTCCAACAGTTTAATGCTAACCCGACCGCCCGTAACTTCGGGCGCTAAACGCCCACTAATGGTGATAGTTTCGCTTTCTTTTCCGATAAACTGTGTTTTTGGCATTAAGCCAATAACGTTATTTGTTGGGTGTCGCCAAGATGATTCACGGCTTAAACTTTGAAAGGGGATTGTTCGCTGCATAAACACGAACAATCCAAGTGAGGCAAGTGCGAAATTTTGAAACATTGCTATAAATCTTTCGCCATACGTTTACAAATGACATATAAATCATTTGGGGAGAAGCGCCAACTTTGATTAAATCCTAGTGCTGCGGCACAAAATTCCGAACAAAACCACTTATTAGCAGATTGTCGCCATTTTAAGACAACGCCAATCGCACCAAGCCAATCATAATCTTGCCCTTTCACTTCATTGTAAAAATAATCTAAGTAACGTTTATCCAAATCAATCGGTACAAAATCCCATTTTTCTAAATCTAGGGGCATTCGCTTATAACGCACACCGCCGTCCCGCACCGAAGCAGAGAAGCAATGATAATCGCCTTCCTTAGTGCGATAAACAATTTCGCAGTGCGAATACTTACCCTTCGTTGCTTTACGCGTTAACCAATCGCAAAACCTTGCCCAGATAGCGGATAAGGATTTTCCCGTTTTTTGCCCTCTGTAAAAAGCGATATAGATATTATTCTGCTGCATAAATCTCGCTCCAACCTGTTGAGTAGTCGTAATTTTCTGGATCATCACTTGCTAACATTGCAAGTCGATGTTGTTCTGCGTTTGCAAAATTAGCTTGTTCCATCTTCAAAATCTCTAGTGACAATTTATCAAGTAATGTTTTATCCATTTCAACAAACGTCCCGTCCATTGTTTTCCAGTTTAGCGTTTCGAAAACCGGCAACGTCCGCATAAATGTGTACTGTTGCCGGCTTGGCTCGTCTGTGTGAAACCACTTTTCGACACTAGCAATATAAACGCCGCTATGCGTTCTTTTATAGCGCTCTGCTTTAATCCTTTTCCAAATCACGTCCTGCTGCTGTTTAATCGGAATAATGACCGGAGGCGCATCAACCACTTTTCCATCAATATATAATTTGTTCTGATCAACAAGTTGCTGTTGCAATGTGCCGTCATCTTCAAGATACAGATAGTTTGGGTATTGTTCCCATGCCATTTGATTAGCTTTATCATAATTTGGTGCAGAGATCCCAATTACATATGATGTCTCGCGTTTTCCAGTTTCTGGATTAATAATAATTAAATAATCGTTTCTCATTCTGATTGACTACGCTCAATTGCTTTTTCACGCCATGACATTAATTCATCTAAATACATTTCATCAAATGCAGTCGGTTGCCAGTGAAAGACCGTTGCAATATCCGCAATGGCATCTTCAACCGTTTCGGTGACGGTTAAGCGTACATCGTTTCCGTCTCGTCCTTGTCCTTGTTGTTTAAAAAAAGCAACACCGCCGTCGTTAATTCCACAAAATCCGTTACATCCAACGCCTGCACTTCCGCTTTGCTTAAACTTGGCGAGGTAATACGCGGCAACAACACCCCTATCGCATTCACATCCGCATTCAACACGTCAATTAATTTCAAGCCTTTTAACGACATCACATTTGGTCTGAACACCTCAATTTCATCAATTGTGGTGTCACCTCGTCTTAACCCCTGTGTCAATGCCACTTTTTTCACGTTCTCATTTTCTGCCGCCGCAACCGTCGCCACTTCATTTTGTTTTTTCATTCTGTCTTCTCCATTAAGCTAACCTATATCAAAAATCATCCTTAAAGCCCAATCGCCTTGCGATGCTCTGCCAACTTGTCTTTGCCGTCCACTTTTAAAATCGCATTCAGCATATCCACTTCAAAAATTTCACGCCCATTCTCCAATAATTTGCAGTAAGTCAACGCAGCTTTGAAGGTCTGCTCGGTGTCATCGCCCACCTTGCTGTTGCCGCTGTCAATTTCAGTGAAACGTCCGCGCATCACCACTTCAATTGCGGTCACCTCTTCGGTTTCATCATCCTGATAACTGCCGGCAAAACGCAACGGCGTGCCGGAAATACCACCGGCAAATTGGCGAATAAACTCGGTCATATAGCCGCCCATCTTGATTTCTGCTTCCAGCTTTTCTAGACCAAGATCAACGTCAACCGCACCAATCATTCCGCCAGAACGGTACTCTTCAGATTTAATTGCCAGCTTGGGTTGCGTAACTTCGGTAACTTGTCCTCGATAGTTATTACCATCAATAAACATATTCATATATTTTAGTTTTCTCGGCATTGCCATTGGTTACGCTCCTTATGAATTTACTCGACTAACAAAATCAACAAGATAAGAATCGGTAAAGCGTTGATTAAATTGCAACTGTTCTAGTGGCGGTACAGGTGTATAGTCATAATCAATAATCAACTTACCATCTGCGAGATTTTCTTTAGAGTTGAGATCAGCAGTAATCCAAGCGTTACCGCCCATCAACATACCTTTATTTGTAAGATCGCGCCATTTTGCATTAATGCCCTCGATAATGTCTTTTACTAACGTAACCGACATATCTTTATCCATCGCCCAATCAAACGCTTGTGCAATTGTATCTTTCAGCACTTGAGCGGTGCGGGTGTAAACCTCAAATTTAAATTTCGGTTCATCCGAACAGGTGCGCAAGCCCCAGAAGCGAAAACCGTTATAATTGATACAGCAAGTGATCCCTTTTTCATTCAAGAAATTCACGTCTGTTGAACTGTCGTTAATATCAAAATAGATTTCTTTGGTAACGCCCGATACGCCGTTGATTGATTTGTTAGAAATAGAGGTATGCCAGCCTTGTTCTTTATCTAACGAGGCGCGCACTGCTGCCGCACGTACGACCGCATAATCCACTTCATTTTTTAAAGTGATTGGATTAAAAGAAATAAAATCGCCGAAAATTAACATCACTTCACGTTGTGCGAAGTTCTTGCGATAAGTGATAACGTCTTCTTTGGTGTTACAGCCGTAACAAGAGAGATAAGCAAATGCGTTCATTTTTGTCGCTAATGCTGCCAATTCAACCGCAACTTCTTTGGTGTCGTGTTTCGGCACGCACAAAATACGAGGTTTAATGCCGTATTTAACTGATGCGGTGAGCAAGGCTTTCATACCTGTATAATTGCCTGTTGCGTCAGTGGTGCCAATAATATTCGCGTTCATTTCTGACGTATATTCTTCTGATTCTGCTGATTCATCGTGTGTTGATTCTGGCACACGTACAACAATCACTTTACAGTTAACAATATCGGCAATACCGTCCAACGCGCGTGCTAAAGTGCCTTTTTTACCGGCTTTAGCGATATAAGCCTGCAGATTGGTCAACAACACCGCCTTATTCAAAGGGAATGTTTCTTCATCTTCGTCACTTGCTGTCGCAACCAAACCGATAATCGCGGTTGACACTGTTTGAATACTGCGCACGCCCTCTGTGATTTCATTGACTCTGACACCGTGCAAATACTCTTCTGACATTCTCTGCTCCTTAAGCAAAACCAAACTTAACGCTTATTGTGTAACGAGGTATGCGCAAACGCTATCAATGCCAAATGTGATTAAACACTTCACAACCGCCAATCATCGACAGTTAAGGACACTAAAACAAAAAAGGCGACCACAAGATCGCCTTAAAAATAAATTAAATCACCTCAAAATCCTCTGGATACTGTCGCCGTTTTAACTCGCTTTCATACGCCGTCTGACAATGTTTCGGATCGCGAAACAAGGCATTGACAAATTTAAACCAAAAACTCCAGCGTTTTTTCGGCTTGTCTGCCAACACCGCACGGCGGTAACAACGGCTGGAAAAGGTTTCATCCGCCCCACCGCCGGTTAAAGCGTTGCAAAGCTGGTCAATCGCAATCAACACGTGATAGCCCCAACGCTTACTCTTCTGTTTCAGCTGCTTTAGTTTGTTGTTCATTTTGATACTCCTCAAAGGTTTTTGCCCAACCAATCGACCAATCATACTCCAGCGGTTTTTCGGCTTGTTCGAGTAAAATTTTGTGCATATAGGCGTTCTCAAACATCCCCTCTTTCAGCTTCGCTGCTGCATTCCACACCGCCCTGAACTTGTCAAAATCCAACGACTGCGCCGTATTGTCGGCACAAATCAAGGTAAAAATACGCGTCTCGCCGTTAGCTTCTTGTGTACCGTTTAAATCAAAATCAGCTTTGATTTCGACCAGTGTGGCACGCCCTTTTTCGTCTGTATCGACCCATTTGCCAATCTCCGGCACATACACACCGCCATTAACGCACGCATCGCGTTTGGCGTTGATTTGCGTGCGGATTTGGTTTCGTTGTTGGGCAAGCAACTCCGCCTCACCTTCACTGGAAAGCGCCCACGCTGTACCATTCCAGCAGTGAAACTCACTCGGCGCGTTCGGAATTAAAATCGGATTGCCGTCACTATCGGCAGCACGTGCACCGTCGCCGTTGATAATTTTGTTAAAATCATCCTCCGTTACTTTTACCATTTTCGCGACATCAATATCACTATAATTATCAATTAATTCAGCCGGATAAAAATTTAAGGTTTTACTGTCAAAATAATAATCCATCTCACACCCCATCAGTTACCGATCGCAAACAGACTAACAGATCCCGACCCATCCATTCCGTATACATCAACGCCAGAATTATTCCAACTCCTTACACTTATTCTTTCAGCCGTATTTCCGTAAGCTAAATCGGTCGCAAAGACGTGGAAACAAGAATTCGGGAATGGAATTGGGAAGCGATTATTTTTTATTTTATATTGGTCTAAAGCGCCTTCAAACCATTGTAAAATCACGCCATTTGGCAACTTAATCCATCCGTTCTTACCGGTTTTACATTGATAATCTTTGTCTGTAATAGCCATTCCGCCTTTTTTCGGAATATTAAAATAACCGTATGGTCGCGCACCGTTTTTCTCCGTAAAAATGCTTAAATTGTAATCTTTGCTATCGGGCTGCTGCTCAAATATAACTGTGCAGTCCGTGCCACCAAGATGTAACTGCGCATAATTGCCTGTTTGAGAGATTAATCTTAGCCCGCCATATTTTGCATCAAAGGCGTTATCGCTTAATGATCTGTAAGTCTTACCGACATCTTCTTTCGTAATGAGTGTGCCTGACACTTTCGGCAATGATAGCTTTGATATATTCCCACCATTTGCCCCATTGCGATATACAAGTGCTCCAAATGACTTGCTGTCACTTTCCGGATTAACCTCAAGCATTAATAAATTACCCGCACTATTAATACAATTAACAGCACTCCAATCACCCCGCTTTATAAAAATATCCCCAGTAACCGTGCCGCCGCTTTTACTGACGCGCGTGTTAGCGTTGTCGTCGGCAGCTTTGGCTTTGTCATAGGCGGTTTTAACTGCTTTCGGCGTAGCTGCTTTATTTTCTGCCTTGCTGTCTATGCTGCTGTCCAGCGTAACAATACCCGCTTGGCTGGTACTGGCTTTGTCGATTTCGTGGCTGTGACCGGTTTCGTCCACGGCATTTTTTGTGGTTGCGGTGATGGCTTTCGGGGTGAGTTGGCCACGGGTAACGAAAATCACGCTGTCATCCACTTTAAGGGTAATCGCATCTGATGAGCTAACCAACAAGATCATTCTCACCACTTGTACTTTACCGCTGCCACTGGTCAATTCTGGTTTAAAGCTATCAGGGCAGTTGGCATAAGCCACAAGGCGATTTTGGTTATCAAAAATCCCCATCTCCCTAATCCAAAAGCCGCCCACATTTTCAGGGATAGTCAACTCAAAAATAATTTGCTTGTCGTTACGCGGATCAACGGAGATAGCACTAATATCGGCACGATGCATTTCACGCACTAAGCCTGTTTTACGGCTGTCCGGTGTGGGCGTGCGTCCCTCACCATCACCCACTGCCATTTGCGTGATTTGCAACGGCTGTTTGCTTGCAATGGCACTGGCAATCATTTGCGTGCCGTAATCAGTTAAGACCGAATAATACTGTTTCGCCATAAAAATTCCTTGTTCGGATTAACGGGGATAAACGCTGATAATTTCGCCTGCGTTCTGTCCAATAAAAAAATTCAGTGTGCCTGTGGGTGAAATCGCAATCGCAAGGCTGGTTAAATGCCGCGACACCGGTTTCACATCATTAATTAATCGCACCAATTCGTTATAGGTTTGTTCATTTAGACCTGTTTCTGACACTTCAATGGTTAGGCTAAATGTGCCTGCCGTGCCTTGTGGCTGGGTTTGAAACCATTCTTTTAATTCCGTTAAAAAGCCAAACGGCTCAATAATCCGCTTGAGCGCAACAATCGTTCCTTTTTGCCGATGGCTGGCGAACGCCGCTTTAATTGCCATTCTTTTTTGCGCTTCGCTCCAACTTTCCTCCCAGTAATCGACCGATAACGCCCACGCCAAAAAAGGCAACAACGCTTCAGGGCATTTGTCCGCATTCCACAAATCGCTATAATCAAAATTAACTGCCTCGGCAGCCGCACATATTTCAGCAGCTTGTCGCTCTAAACGGCTTGCACCCGATGGCAACAATGTCTGTTTGTTATTCATCAACAACTACCTCTAAATGCACCGCTTCGCAATAACCGGCTTGGTCGTGCGCCAATACGATATTTTCACTTGGCGCCAACACTTCAACACGCTGCACACCTTCAACGTGCAACACGGCGTGTAATGCAGAAATATTAATATCAATGCCCAATCTGGCTTTTCGTCCGACAAAATCGAGCAATCGTTTTTCTGCCAACTGTTTAATCGGCTGCTGTTCCGGGCCACGTCGACAATAAAGTTTTGCTCTCACTTGATAACGATGTATTTGTGCCGATTGCACCGTCACCCGATCGGCAACTGGTCGCACATTATCATCATTTAATGCCTGTTTAACCTTTTCAATCAAACTGCTGTCCGCTTGACCGTCATTTGCCACCGACAACACCGACACCGTCACACAACAAGGCTGCGGACTGAACACATCCACATCTGCCACGCGCCCATCACAACTCAAGGCGTGATAACGATAGCCGGACTTCGCACCGGCAGTGCTGATACTGTCAAAAGCCAATTGCACCCGGTAACGCAACGCTTCATCGCTTTCTAAAATTTCCGCAATCGGCGGCTCAACACTGTTGTCCGCCTGCTGCACCACCAGACGAGCCACATTGTAATTGGCAGCAACCGCATCCAGATCCGCACCGGCGGCGTGTGCCAGCGACACCGACAGCGCGCCGTTGTTAATACGCTGTCTAAGCAATAATTCACGGTAGGCGTTTTCTTGCAATAACATCACCACCGGCTCGCTTTCCAATGCCAATCTGGTTTGCCACACCGCTTTTTGTGCTTCATCTTCAATTAAATTCAAAAATGCCGCCTTTCTCGCATTAAAAATCGCTTCAAAATTTAACGGCTCAATAAAATCCGGCTGCGGAATTTTTGATAAATCAACTAACTCCGACATTTAAACCTCTCTTAATACCAATGATGCAACCAGCGACTGTTGCGTGCCTTTCAACACTGCCCACAACTCTGCCACCACTTTGTTTTGCTCCACCCTCACCATAAAACGCTCAATATCAATACGTGGCTCCCATCGTCGCAGCGCACTGACACAAACCGCCGACAGCTGCAACAACAACGCCTGATTAACCGGCTTATCTATCAACTGATAAAGATAACTGCCGTAATCTCGCCGCTGCAATCTGGTGCCGATAGCAGTGATAACAATATCTCGTACTGACTGGCGAATATGCTCAACTTCGTCAATGATCATTGCGCCGTTTTCACTATTCATTGCGCTTTCCCTGTTGTGCCGCCGCTATCACCCGGATGCGTATGTTTCTGCAACGAAATACCGCCGGCGACCATATCGCTGCCGCTGGTGACACCGCCTTGAATATCCACATTTCCCTTAATCGAGGCATTACCGCCGCCGCTTTTGCCTGTCATTGATAAATTACCGCCAATCAGCACGTTTTGCGCCACTTCCAAATCCTGCGTACATTTCACCACCGGCGTTTCCAGCGTCACACTGGTGCTTGCGCTGATTTTTGCGGTGGCAACACCGCTCACCGTTAAAGCGTGTGTTTTTTGGTTGTAAACAATACTCGCACCATCAGCGAACACGATCACGTGTTCATCAGGGCTTACGCTGGGCGTATCAAAAGCCAAGCTATAGACGCCGGCGAGCAACGTTGCCGTCGTTAAATCACCGCCTTCCGCCAAAATCAAACATTGTTCACCCACCGTCACCGGTGACCAACTTCTGGTTGTTCCGGCGCGAAAAGTCAAAAACGGCAACCAATCCGTTAAAATATTGCCTGATTTTGCTCTGGCACGTCGTTTAGCACAATCCACTTCGGCAATCACGCCATAGCGGATCAGGTTTTCAATTCTGCGGTTATTTTCTGCGGACATAAACACTCCATTACAGCTTAATGAATAGCGTCATTGTTAGAAAATTTAGCTGGAGAGGGTAGCAGTTTGCGATGTGGATTTGAGGATAACAAAAAAGCAAGCGAGGCTTGCTTTTTGATAGTTAAATTGCTCTTAAAGTATCAATAATTTGCGGCTGTTGCTCAATGATGTTCAGCAATTTTAACGCCGGACCGTTCGGCACACGGCGAGCCGTTTCCCAAGATTGTACTAATGCTGTGCTTACGCCTAATAAATCTGCAAATTCATTTTGCTTTAAATGCGTGTTGGCGCGGATTTTTTTCACATCAGGAATGCGGAATGTGGTTACAGTATGAGGAGCAGATTGCATTTCACCTTTTTCAATAGCAACCATTTGTTCAGCACTTTTAACTAAACGATCAAATAATTTTTTATCCATTTTTAATCTCCTTTTAATTGATCAACAATTGCTTTTAAAATCGCTTTTTCTGCGGCATTCATATTATCTTTTTCACTTTTCAGGTGTACGTTCGGTCAATGGATTAGGTATATCTGATTCTTTTGGAAAGGGTTGATGTTCAGGAGAATAAGCAATAATTACAATATGATCTTCTGCAACTTTCTGATAATGGATCACTGGACCAGAAGTTTCACCCTCTAAATTTATTTTAAGTGCGGACATAGGAGAATATTTTTTGCTTGGCTGATAAGATCCACAATGATAATGCCAAATATTATTTTGTTGATAAATTTCAGTATGAGAGAGTTCATTTAAATCATCATCCAACCAAGACGGCTTATTTTTTCCTCGTAATTTTTTGTGTTGTTGAACATCTTGTATAAATTGGAAAAGGCATTTTAGTTCATCATCTGATATTGCGGGAATATCTTTAAAAAAAGGCGTATCTAAACGCCCTTCTATAAATTGTTTTGATAAATCAACTCTCATCCATTAACCCATCTTGATTGATTTTTTAAAGTCATCAAAAGAATGTTCTGGGTTATAGGTGTAACCTACACTATCTTCACCTTGATATGAGCGAGATAGTAAAACTTCGTCAGATTGTTGTTTATATTTTTCAGATTTCATCATATCACAAAGTAGATGCATTTTTTTGCTAAGTTTTTTTAATTCAGATGAAAGCGAGATAGATCTATTTTCATCAATAATTTCTTTAATAATAAGATCCAACTGATTAATTTCCAATTCAATATTCAAAATATCTTGCAGTTTAACAGTTTGTAATTTTTCTGATGTCAATGAATTTATAAAATAATCTGTTCTAGACGAAAGTTTTTCTATCGTTGTCATAACTTTATTTAATTTATTATTGAAATTTCTCGTTACTGCCGTATCTTTTATACTAGAAATATCAATGTTATGTTGAATGTGTTGGATAGACTGACTCGGAACAGTAAAAGGTATCATCATCAATGCAGATGCTGTAGTAATGGTTTTTAATCGCTTAAAAATAGGCGATAAATCTTCAAAAATTAGATTTAATGAAAGATTTTCCATAAGCTACTAAGCCCCATATTAATTAAAATTAACCATTTACTAAATGGTGTGAAGTATACAAAGTTTTCTTAAGAATATAAAACAAATTTTAAGACCTTAATCTTAAAAGGGCTTTCGCCCTTAACCTCTGCCGACTAAACGGCTGCGTGCTCTTGCCTGCTGTTGTTGCTGCACCTTCTCAAGTTCTTGCCGCACTGCTTTAGCGATAGCATTAGCATCACCGCCCTGTGCATTGATATTAATGGATACCGTCATCGGTGCCGCTTGCGCAGTCTGCTACGTTGGTTGCACTGTCGCAATCGTCGGTCTGGCTTCAACGCTAATCGGCTGCGCCATTGCCACACTGCTTGCCAACCCTGCCGCTATCATTCCGGCTTTTGCTGTTTTCGCACTGTGCAAACTAGACAAAAAACCCACGCCCAATCGTGACGTTGCCGCTTTGCTAAACACAAACTCGCCACGGTGTACAATGCCGGCAGGATCATATTTACCGCCGTTGCCGGTGTAGCCGCCGGTGGCGTGTCCCGGTAAATCAGACAAGGCGACTTGTTGCTTTAACACATCTCGTCCTGCAGTATCCATTAATATATTGGCGCCACCGTGGAATTGTCGCACACCTTTTTGTAGCTCTTCTTGTTTCGCTTCTGTATTTTCATTGATAGACGGCATATTATCAATAACCCACTTAATGCTATTCATCAACCATTGCAACGGTTTTGTTACCAAATCAATTCCTTTAGCAAGCCATTCGCCAAATTTTTTACCTGCTGCCGCTGCGCTATCCAAATCTTTCGATGTACTCTGCACCGGTGAAAGTAAATCAGTAAACCATTTCACCGCTTTTTCAACCCAACCGACCACAACACCAAAGAGATCGCCTAATGGCTTGAATTTTTCAATCACAGGAGCAAGCCCTGATTTTAAGCCTTCCCAAAATCCGCCAAA